GCTTTCCACTCCAACGATCCATGGAGTTTTGGACTGCAAGGCTCCGTATTCTACTGCAGCAGACGCCCAATAGTTATACATACGCTGAGGGTCTTTTAACGCACGGGTATGACCTTTACGGTCCAGCCTTCCCTCAATAATCGTTTCCTCACCAACAACTGGAATAATCGGAATGGTCTTGCCGATCCAAACCTTTTCTTCTTCCTGCACCACATGATTACCAACAATAAAGTGGTAATGGATCACGCGGCGAGTGACATCACGCTTACGAGTCTGGGGATCATCAAAAATTTTACTTTTCGGATCGACCTTCCGCAAGTCCGATGCCATGAGCGTCATTGGCTGACCATCCGGCCCATCGAACATCAGCAGTTCATCGTTCACATCTTCCGCTTCAAAATATTCCGCAACGCGAACATGGTCCTCGTCATACCAGCCCTTTTCACCAACAAGAACTTCCTGCCCAGCAAACTGCTTATACTGCGGATATTTCTGGTCGAACAAATCTTTCGGCATGTCTTCGAAGATAAACGCAAAGCGCGCATCTTCTTTCGCCGGAGCCTTCGCGTCCGGGTCAATATAAACCGTCAGCGGATCTGCGATACTCGTGATATAAATTTCCTGATCGAACGAGTTCTCGTCCACGTAGTCTGTGTTCACACGCAGATAGCCAATGCCAGCTTCGACCTGAAAGCGGGTGGCATAGTCGTAGTGCGCCGGGGCATTTGACTGATACTCAATGTGCCGAGCGATTCCGTCCCAAATTCGAGCACTTTCCGCTGTCGCACCATTACCAGCAGCGCGATACTTAATCCCCGGCTTATTCATCTTCGCATCGTTAATGATGTTCAGATTATGCTGACGGGTCTTGTTGATCGTTAAGGCAGGACGCTCATCGCGCTGCCGATCATTCCACATGCGCGTCGGCCACTGATATTTGTTGTCAGCGTCCGCATTCGCAAAACGAATGTCATCCATGAACAATCTGCGGGCGTAGCTCTCCCAGCCTTCGCAACGCTTAAAACGCTCTTGCGCACGTTTCAGGACTTTCTGGAATTTATCGCTGTCAACTGCTTGCCGTGCCATTTATCCCATCCATCCCAGGCTTTCACCCAAATTCTGCAACTTACCCATTAACCCGCTTTGACGCTTTAGCGCCCCCGCCACTTTACGACTGCGCCCATCCGATCCACCTTCGTTCGAGGCAATAGCCATGTATCGAAAAGCGTCAGCAGCGTGGGACGACCAATCATGCACAGGTTCTGCACTGAACGTCTCAGTCACGGGGTTTTCTTCGTAATGATAATGACGAAGAGCGTGTAAAAGGCCCTTCTCACATTTTGCAGCGTCAAACCAGCACGTCGGGAAAATGCTTCTCGCCGCAATGATACCGTCGAACTTGCTCAACCTCGGCACAATCCGAACTTGAAAACCCGCATCACGCATCTGCTCCTCGATAGACTTCTTCGACCCTAATGTCTTGGCCCGAGCATCATGCGGCAACCAGCAAATACCATAGTCATAAAGTTCGCCCGTGGAGCCCCTGCGTGTGCGCAGCACATGAATGTAATGATCTAGCCCTTTGAGTCGATTTTCGTAAAAGTCCACGACTCGTCGTTGCATTCCGACGTATTGCTCGAAGATAATTGCCGTGCTGTCTGACCGGCCAAGATCGAAATACAAATTAACAGCAGAGCTAGAATGGTGAGGAACGTGTGTGATACGACCTTCTTCAGCGCAGTCACGAAGTTCGTCCGCATAAACCGCTCCTTCCAGACTTTTCCTGCACTCACCTTCCCACACATGCAGATAAGCGTCACGATCCCGCACTTTTAAGTCGAGCATTTCTTGCTTCAAAACCTGCGGAAACCACGGATTATCACGCCATGAAATTTTCTGCACAATCGCGTTTTTCGGCGGCTGCAGCACAAATCTTACATACGTATCATCGCTTTCAAGCTCCGGGTTAAACGAAGCCCAGATTTCAGAACCTTCCTTACGAATCGTAGGAATGAGAACGTCCCACGAAGTTTTCGTGACCTTGTTCGCCTCCTCAACCCAGCAAATGTCCACACCTTCATATGACTTAATCTTCGTGACATTATTTCGAATGCCTTCGAAAGAAAATTCAGACCCTGTGGACGGGCAATAAATTCTTGCCTGCTCGATCTGATAAAAACCTTGCAATCCTAACAAATCAATCTGATCACTTAAAACTCTGTGCACCGAGTCACGAATTGAATTTTGCAATTCACGAGCACAAAGAATGCGAAGGGGGCGCTTCGCCGCAAGGATCACAAGTGCTCTCGCGATCCCCCACGACTTTGCTCCACCACGCCCCCCATACAACACGCGATAACGCACAGGCATACTATTGACTTCTGGCCAGAATAAGCATTGGAGCTTTTCCGGCCATTCAATCACTTTTGCATTTTGTGCGGTTAAGTCCATCTTATACGCAATCCGTAATGGGCTTATTTCTTCTTGGCCTTGGCGACCTTGGTATTGTAAGCTGCAAGGCCCTTTTTGTCCATCTTCACGTCTTCCTTAGAGCCCTCTTTAACGCCCTTTTTACGGAGCGCTGCATCTTTTTTCTTGTCCATCGGAGAGCGCTCCCACTGCGCCATCGTCATTTTGCCTTTAGCCATATCATTCACCCCCGAGTTTCTTACTCGCCTTCAAATTCTTCAGCTCTTTCTGCTGAGTATTCGGAGCGATACCACCACGATTAGCTTTTGCCGCCATCAACTTTTTCATGTCGTGGTGAACAGACATCACATGACTCGTCCGGCCATCAGCATGAGTTCCACAGTATTTTTTCATTTCAATCCTCGCTTTTAGCCCTGTCCCACAACTTAAACCCGATCTGCATGGACAGATAAATGCAGCCGAGAATAGGTGCAAAAATCGCAGCTACTTCCGACACAACTTTTACAGACTCAAGCCACAAAGGTAAAGAGACCATGCCAGCCGCGACAACCATGGAAATTTTATCCACGCCGGACACGGCCAGCCCAAAATCGTGATGTTCTATCGGCATCGTCTTTTCCATCAAGTCATCGTGATATAATAGCCATACCAGTTATTTGCCGGGATAGCAGTTGCTTTAGTCGAGTCAACAAAATAACGCTCAGGATACGTCGCAGATGGCGCACCGGGGTTTAAACTGGTCGTCGGCGTTCCACCTGCACCACCGCCCGCAACACCTTTCGACGACGCGATATTGCCAGTAATCACCAAGTCTGTATTACCAATAACCGCACCCGTCGCGTTCAAGATTTCAATAGAAACCGGCGGCGTAGCGTTCAACGGCGGGAGATTGATCAAATTATCCCGAATGCCCACGCTAATCGGCGTAGAAAGCGACATGCCAATCACCGCGCCCGAAGTGTTCAGCGAGGAAATCACATTCCGCGAGAACTCCGAGGCTTGAATCTGCCCCTGGATCAAGATGCCGTAAGTCTCAAACTTAATACGACAATCCAGCACATAAACCTGCGTAATGCCCGGAGCTGCAGCAGGCGCTCCTGTCAAAGAAGGAGGTTCGCAATAAATGCCCATACCTCCCGAAATGATCGAAACCTTGCTAAAGATCATTCCGCTTACATACGAGGCCTGCGCAAAACGAATGCCTACCGACGAGGCACTCACATAACCACTATTGATCGTCACTTTATCGCGAACAACATCATACCCAACCGCGACGTTCGAGATCATATTATCCGCAAACGTATGCTGCACTTGAGCTTCCGAACTCATATAATCGGCAATGCCAATCGCATTCGGCACAGCCGTGACAGTGATAGGGACAGCAATCGTCTGTGCTGTCGAAACTTGATACGTCCCGACACCGCCCGAACCTGTAATCGTGTTCAAAATCTTAGTCGTCGGATAAACACCAGCACCCGAAAGCAACTGCCCAACTTGCAGTGCTCCACTCGTCACGCCCGTCACAGTCATAATAGAATTTTGCACGTTAAGCGGATCTGGCGCAAGAGTCGCCGTCACCACCGCGCCGCCGTCCATATTACCATACATCACATTATTTGAGGCCGTGACCATCCCAGACTGCGTAGTAGCAGACTGCTGCTGATACGTGATGCCGTAAATCGTGAAATCTTTCAGCACATTCCCAGTGATCGAGATATTATCCGCAGCACTATTTAGATAAATACCCCACAAGCGAATACCCGTCGCCACGTTATCTGCGATAGTCACGTTTTGCGAAAGCGACAAATTCGCATACAAAGGCGTAAACGTCGTAGACTCAACCTTTGTGAAATACTTGCAGTGTTCCGCAACATTTCCAACCAAAAGCACATTTTTGGAGCCTTGCGAAATATCGCAGCAGAACCCGCCGTTATAATCCGCACCTGGACCATCCGTGCCCATCACATTACGATAGATATTTCCAGAAACCACCACATCATAACAATTAGAGAGCGTCATGGAGTGATAGCACGGGGACTCCACAATGCACCCGATAATCGAAAGTTTCCGATGATACTGCGAAGTGCTGTCGAGCGGCGGTTGATTACCAGCGCAGATGTCATTCAGATTTGTCGTGAAATAGCAATCACGGATCATCGTGTCTTGCACACAATCATTCACCAGCGGATCAATAATCACTGATCCATAAGCGTGAACGAAACTCAAAGATTTGATCGTGGTGCGCTGACCGTTTCGCAGACCAAAGAAGAAGTCGGGGCCATAAAGGGTAGGAGCTGTTGGGAAATAGGCCCCACCATTTACTGGATTGAAGATCCAATCGTCATACCATTCCAGCTTCGAACCTTCGCCATTGCCAAACACAGTCTGCCCATTTTTCAGCAGCCAGCCAGACGTGCGGTGCACTTCGCCAATTCGCGGGTGAATAGCTGGATTGCCCCAAGGCTTAACTTTGTAAGTTCCATTCGGGAAATATACGTCTTTACCTAGCGCCAATGCGTAAGTTATGCCAGATGTATCATCCGTCGCGCCGTCACCAGTCGCTCCAAACCACTTAACATTAACCGCCTCTCCCCTCCATTCCAAAACGCCGGGAGAAATCTGTTCCATGCCGCTTCGCAGCCACGCAGTCGTGCCATCACCACCTGTCGGTAAAATCACCGTGCCGCCGTTATCCGAAAAACACAGACCCGTCATCGCAGTAGAAGCTGTGGTAAGGTCCACAAAACTTCCGTTGCTCGTGCCAGCCGGAACATCATACAGAAACACGCCTTGCGCGTTCACAAGACGATAAACACCTGCGCCGCCCTCACCAAAATTCGGAATGCCAATCTGCCAATCAGCATGAGTCGTGCCGGAACCGCCGACTGTTTCCACCGCAATGGTGATCGTAGAGCCTGCATACGCAGTCACACGACCTTGCATATAATCCGTCGCCGCCGAAGCACTTTTCGCCTGGAGCACATCGCCAACTTTAATCGCAATCTGCGAGTTCAGCGCCCCAACATCGAAAGTCGTCGAAACAGTCACCGGAGCAACCGGCGCGACCGGAACCGTCAAGTTCGTCGAAGAAGTCAGCAGCACAGACGGCGCGATATAAACATTATCGGCAAGCCCCGCCCACGTAATCTGCATGTTGTCAAGGATTGTGCCTGTAACCGCAGA